ACGATACCGCCCTTTGGGTGGCGATAGCATCGTTTGCCAAGCGCAAATTATCCCGTGCCAGCAGTATCTCCTCCTCTTGCCATACTTGCCAGAGGGGGTACCGTCGGGAGAAAGGGTGTCCTCTCTCCATCAGGTAGCTGGTTGATTGCCTCAGTTTGTAGAGCCAGTGCTGGCTCTCGCTGCGGCCATCAGACTCGCCATCGTCGGAAGGGTTATTCCTTCGGCGGCGAGCGCGTCGATAATCTGCGCCTGAAACTTTTTTACACCGCCCACCGGCTCGAAAGACAGTTGGATGATGCTCACCAGCGCCGATATCTGAACGGGCAAAGGCAACCGACGCGCTATGGCGACGGCTGCCTCGCTCGTGTCATCACTGGCGCAAGCGATAACGCTTGCCGGAAGCCCTGGCACCTTCGCCATGATCTCCGTTAAATGCGACTCGACAATCTGGTCAGGCACGCCGCCAGCGTTGATCTCGGCGAGTATTGTCGCCAAGCCGCCGGGGTCGGTCTGCATCAGAAATATCAAATCGTCAAAACATAAACCGCGAACGGTGAACGACTGGCCGGAGCCAGCGTCCACTGTTGCGGATGGTAATACAATATCAGTTAGCGCCATTACTGATTACTCCGTTAAACCAAATTAGGCAGGCTGTCCGTCAATGTATGTGACTGCCGTGTTCGCATCTTTTTTCAGGATCTCGCCGTTGTAAGACATCGCCATCCACTCGTCGCCTTTCAGCGCGAAGTCACCGTCCGGCGTGATGCTGACACATGGCCAGTACCAGTCGCGATCCGTGCCTTCGGCGTTGTCTGCGATGAAACGCAATGAACCTTCCAGCAAGGCAACGGTGCCGCCTTCGATGTGCTCGCGGGTGTTGGCAGTGCGGGTATAGGACACCAGCACAGACATGCCGGCAGTGATGCCGCCGCCTTCCACGATTTTAATACGCGCACGAACCAGATCCACGGTGTAATCTGTGGTCAGGGTTTTAGCCGACTCGGAACCCGCTGTACCGGCTTTCACCGTTACCGCAGAAACTCCACGAACACCGGCCGGCGTAGCAACCAACGCGCCGAGTTGATACTCGTAGCCCTGTACCGCTGCCACGGTTACTTGCTCGTCAACAACCGAGCCGGAAGTTTGCGTCAAGGTAGAATCCGTGCCCTCTGTCCAGAGCGCAAGGTTTTCCTTGGATATGTCGTCCAACTGGAACGCCACTGCTCGATCCGTTTTCAAGCGAACCGACTTATCTTTCGACACCGCCGCAACGTCCGTGTCGTAGTGATCGATTTTGTCGATTGACTGGCTGACATTGACCGACACTGAATGCCCGAAATATCGCTCGCCAGTGCCGACGCGTGTGTTAGCGGTAAACTTGTCAAAGAAAAGTTTGCCACGACCGAGAGTTTGGTTTCCGAGTACAAGTGCCATGATAATATCCTCTTACGTTAAGTCGTATGGATCGCTCGATACTTCCGAGACTCTTACAATAAAGCGCAAATAAAAATACGCCTTGGAGCTGTTGTCATCGGGCGGCCTTACTGTGCCCGGTTCCAACGACGAATCGACAATCAACCTGCCGAGCCGGTAATACTCGCTGTCTTCTTTCCAAGTCAGCGCCAAGGCTTTCTTGACATCCGCCATAAGTGCATGCGCGGGGTCTGTCGGATTCTGCGGGTCGTCATCGACCCAACCTTGAATCAGTAAAACCCACTTGTCCGTCTGTTTACGAACAGTGTTGCTACCTGCCGGTTGCATGTCACGATCCGGGTTCAGCGATTCTAAAATGCTGACACACGGAAGCGGATGACCCTCGCCGAAAACTGTTATACCTCGCCAAACGTTGTTCGATAGGTCGAACTGGTAGCCGTTGTCTTCGGTAATCTGTTTCAGTAGCGTAGTTATGGCTTTGAGGATCGTCAACCGTTTGCTGTCTATCACTTCGTCTCTCCTGCCAGGCGCTTGAACTGCCGGCCAAACTCGTTTCGTACCCGCTGCACTATCTCGGGCGATACGTCTTCGCGCACCGTGCGAAATACCTGATCGACAGACGGACCGTACAGTAAATAAACAGAGGCGCTGCTTCCTGTTTTAGCCATCGGCTTTCCGGATATGTGGCGCCCCTGTACCTGTTGACCGGGCTTTAGCCGGATAGCCAGCCCGACGTTAAAATGCGTTTCTGAAAACTCCCTGCCGCTGCGCAACCGAACAAAAAAGGCTTTCGGCATGACGCGGCCGGTGGACGATGTTCGCACCCGAATCCGCATGTTTTTAGGCTGTTTTTTCGAGCCGAGAAAAGCTGCGCGTGCAGACGACGCCGCATACCGAGCGAGCGAAACCGGACGCTGGATGCCTGTCACTACTGCGCGGATCTCGCCGACATTGCCCTGCGCTTTTTTAATTAGCAAATTATCGCCGAGATATTTCTTGCCGAGCATAACCTGCGAGTTCATTTCGCGCAGTGCTGCAGCTCGACCGAAACGCGCGCCTTCGTTGACCGCCATAACCGATGCCTTGGTTACGATATCCGGCATCTTTTGCATGCGCTCGATCAAGTGGGGGAAATCAGATTGGTAGTTCAGGCCGATCATGTGCCCGCCTTCCGGTTGACGAACGCAATTTGCGTCAGCTTGTCTTCGGGCGGGGCTAATTCTTTAATGGTGAAAATGCTGCCGTCCGACATCGTAATCTCGCCGCGTACAACGGGGGTCACTTCGGACAGTAGAAAAACGAGGGCGTTGATATCCTCGACACGTTTGGCATAGCCTTCTCGGTCGAGATCCCCAAAAAGCTGCGGGGTAGTGTGCAGACGAACCGAGACGGGTATCGCCTCGGCTCCGTCAGGGGCTAAATACGACGCATAGCGGGTAAAATTTTCATGTACCCGCAAACGACAGTCGCGTTTTAGCTCCTCGTAGTCCACACTTATACAGAATCGGAGTCGTTGCCGAAACCGTCGTCTTCGGCGTTACCGTTGCCGCCTTCTGCCGCAATTCGATCAGCTTCCGCTTTCTCTTCTCCGGCAAGACGTTTCGCTTTCTCGGCTTTAGTTTCCGGTTTGTCTTTTACGACCAAACCATCGACCGGTTTCTTGCCAGCTGCACGGCGCGCGGCAACTTGCTCACGGGCTTCCAGCTCAATGATTTCCTCTTCGGTCAGAGGAGCCGCGGCGTCCAAACTTTCCAGCTCGGCGGCCTCTTTGGCGTTCAAAACCATCAACGCGTTAGGTGGGTATACCTTGCCGTGCGTGTGGACGGAGTGCAATGCTTTGTGCGTAAATTGTTCGGTCATGGTGAACGCCTCTTGTGGAATTATTCAGGTCGGTTTGATACCGATAAAAATGTCCCGTTTTACGGGGACATTTTCGACTCTACCAATCCGTCTTAGGCAACTTTCGCGCGGAAAGTACCGTTTGGACGCGCTGGGATCATCAATGGCGCAGACTGCGACATGATGTACTCGGCGCTAGGATCTTCATTGATCCACATTTTAGGGAAAATGTCCATTGCGCGATAACCGGCGCGGGCATCTTGGATCGCACCGTATGCACGGATACCCTCTGCGTCAGAGATACCAACTACATAGGTAGGGTCCATCATATCCACTTTGGTACCGGCATCGTTTTTGTACGAGTCGGAGTAAACCCAAAGACGCGGACCGCCTGGCAGTGTGCCTTTGTATTGCGCAGTTTCGGCTAGGCCGAGTCCGATAGTGCTTTCCAGCGTCAGGGCAGAGCCGCGACGAGTTTCCAGCGCATCTTTAACTTCGGGGTGAGCGATAAACGCATTCCAAGCAGCTGTGCCGAACACCAGATCGCGTACCGGTGCACCCGACAGTTCGTGAGTCTGTGTATACCAGGTTTGCAAGTTGGCCAGAGGATGCGACGTAGCTGTCGCAGTCCACAGGTCGACGCCTGCCAGCGTAATAGTCTGACTCGCATCGCGACCGAACGCGATGGTTTGCGACGGATAAGACTCTCCGGAAACAACGACCGCACCGGTAACGATTGCCTGACAGGCCATCCATTCCCAGCGACGACGGATCATGTCTTGCTGAATGCGCAAGATATCCGCGATAACCGCTGCGCGGCGCTGTTCAGGGGACAGAGAGCCACTGCCTAACGCTTCGCCCGCACGACGCTTAATCAAACGATCCGGCGTCACTGCATCTTTAGGCTTAATGTAGGCTGGCTTGAAACGACGAGTGCTGAAACCTTCCGCAGTCATCGTTTTGCCATTGACATTCGGAGCCACGAACGGAGCCAAACGGCGGCTTTCATCCACGATGTCGAAGTCAATCCACTCGGAATCGAATTGCTGAGTGTTCGGGAACGCCAAATCGAGCCAGAACTGCGGCACGATTGGTACGTTTCGCACCACACCAATGAGTTTATGTGTATCTAATGTTTGAATGGTCATGTGCCAGTTACTCCCCTTTGTTAGCCGATGCGATCAGCCGACGCTAAAAATGCCTTTGTGGATAGCGATGTTAGTACGGTCAAACGCTTTCAGCTTCAATACATCCGTGCTGAAAGAGGCATGCCATACCAACGGAGCCAACAGGAAGTCGCCACCGATGTAGATATCGCCAGCTAAATCGCCGCCGGACGCATCAATCGCGTTGACCAAAATACCAATTGGTGTTTGTGATCCGTCAACCGCTGCAGTGTCACACAATTTGACCTTGCCGCTGGCCGTAACACGGCCTACTACACTGTACGCCGCCAAATTAGAGCCGGACAATACGGTGATCGGTTGGGTTACAACATCCGCATTGCCTGCGAAAAGTTGTACTTCGGAAAAAGATTCGGTTTCAGTAGTTGCAAGTGGCATGGTCAGTTCCTCACTTCGTTTTCAGGGGTGTGTTAGAGGCTGCGGCGAAAGACTCAAGAATGAATTTCACATCCTTGTCTGCGCCGTCGTCTTCGTCGTGAACTGCGTCAACGTGTGCACCCACGCCCGGCTGACCGGAGTTTATCATCGCCTGCTCAAACTGATTGACCGGCGCTGCCGCCGCAGTCGTCGCTGGCACTGCCGCTGCTACTGGCGCTGGTGCTTTCGCCAACATTGCTACTGCTTCGTCAACGGTGAGAGAAGTTGACATAGCCAAGTGGTTTGCCAAGTCGGCGCGACCTACTGCTTCGGTCGAGCCGAGGATAGCTGCGCAGCGAGCACGATCTGCCGCTACTGCCGCTGTGATTTGTGCCTCTGCAGGAGCCGCCGCCGCCAACGCTGCTGCTGCTACTGCCGCATCCGCCAATTCCTGCGCTGCTTTAGTCGCTGCTGCGGCTTTGTCGTCTTCCACTTTCTGCGCTGCAATCTGTTCAGGTGTTAGCGTCATTTCGATTTCTCCAGACTCGTCGTTAAAAAGTTGCGTAATTCGCTCGATCGGTGCGGCTACCTTGTCCGCTAATCCCATTTCGACCGCTTGTTCAGCGGTGTAAACGGCGGCTTCGGTGTCACGGACTTCCTGCTCCGTCAAGCCACGGTTACGAGAAACCGTTGCAATGAACATAGCGTATAGATGGTCAACCTGAAATTGCAACTGCTCTTTTGCATGCTTTGAAAGCGGTTCAAACTGGTTCCCGTCGATCTTGTATTTGCCTGCATAAACGAACTCGACGGCCTCGCCGTACTTCTCGAGTGCCCCGCCCATGTTGTAATGCGTAGCCACTACCCCGATGCTGCCAAGGCCGCCCGTCGGGGTAATCGTAATTTTATCGGCGCATGACGCAATCGCATACGCGGCGGAGTAGCAAGACGCGTCTACCATCGCCTCGATCTTTTTCGTGCCGCGTTGTGCATAGATCCAGTCCGCCAACTCGAAACATCCGGCGCATGCGCCGCCGCCGCTGTTCACGTCCAGGACAATCGTGTGCACATCGGGATCGCCGAGCGCCATCGACATTTGACGACGGATCGCTTCGTACCCTGTGACGTAGCCCCAGCAATACGAGGATTTGTGCATCAAATAGCCGTACACCGGAACAAACGCAATGCCGCCCGAAAAGGCGTAGGGCTTGTCCATGTTGAAATCGATGCCGTATGCCGCTTCCATCGAAGACATCGGCATAGCACCTTCGGGCGCAACACCTTGCGCCGCGCGAGAAAAAGCGTCGCGAGCGTTAAGGGTGTGCCCTGCCCGAACCAGCATTAGCTCGGGGGCGGTAGTTTTATCAATTGCAGCTTTTGGCATTACGCGTCCTCTTCGATGTCGTCGCCGTTTGTGTCTTGCTTCGACGCTGGATCTTTGCCCGGCTTTGCCGGAGCAACTACCGGCGCAATCCCGAGTGTTTCCATCATTTTTCTTTCGCGGGCACGCTGGGCAAACACTTCGCGGAAATCGTCGCCCAAACGAGCACACTCTTTTTCATACGTGGATATGCCGCCTTGGATTCGAGCAATAGCCGCCTCCGTTTCTTTCTTCTCGTCGATCTGGCCACGGCTTGCTCCTACCCACGAGCAAGCGAGATACGCTTCTTTGTTCGTGCCCTTGTAGAAATTGGGCATCGCGGTCGTTACTGTCGTGATATCGCCCGCGTTCAATGCTTCCTCGAACCACAGCGCAAAAACATTCGACGCAAAACGATCCGCCACCGTCGTTTTACGGCCCTGCATGAATTTCCATGTTTCGTTCATGGACGCGCGCGCAGAGCTGTAGTTGGTTTGCGTGTAATCCCGTGAAAACTGCTCGTAGGACAATCCGAGTGCCGCCGCCGTGTGGCGCAATAAACTCTGCTCGAAACGGTCGCCAACACCGCCAGGCTGTCCGGGCGATAACAGATTCAGTTTCGTGTTCGGATACAAATGCGGTATGCGAACGCCATCGATCATCATATTGCGCGAGCTGCCGCTGTACTGCGCGACCTGCGCTAGAAAATTAGCGGCAACATCGTCCGCGCCGCCCATGCCGAGCGAACCGAAAACCGCGTCGGGCGGTAATTCGGACTCGATTGTCGCGGCAAAGGTTGCATTCAAGACGGCACTTTGTAGCGTGATGTCCTGAAACTTTTGCGTCATTTTCATTTGTTTCAACACTGAAACAAACCCGGCGATACCGCGCGTCTGATCGGGGCGGCTCTGCTCGATGATATGGATAACTTGTGAGCGTCCCCACGGCTTTTTCGCAGGCACTTCTTTCCAGCGAAACGCGTCTTGCCCCGGATAAAACGAACCAGGATGCGCAGTCTGGATGTAGTAGGATTCGGCGGCCCCGTAGGCATCGCGCTTAACGCCGCGACGCAAAAACTGCGTATCGGCCGCCCCGTTCGGGTTCGATAGCCGATCAAGGTCAATCATCTGGATTGCTGTTTTGTAAGGCCTGTCCGGTTTTCGCAAATACTCTACGGTAGCCAGTACCTCGCCGGTCAGGGCGAAAGTGCCTACCGCCAAGCGAACCAGTCCGGTAAACGTATTCATGGCGGCCGCGTCGGGGTAGTTATTCAGCGATTCGGCCCATAGCGTAAATTTGGCTTCTACCTCGAGCTGAAACGCCTCGGCCCATTCTTGCGTCTGCCCGAGAGCGCGCCAGTTCGGCTTACTGTTTAGCATGTACTGGCCGCCGACAATCGAATCCTTGTGGATATCGACTGCCCCCGCCATGTAGCCGTCATTCGCCACGATGTCGCGCGCACGCGCATCGAGCAATGGCTTGTCGTCGTTTATGGCTTGATCCGCGTTCGAGAACGGCGGACTCCACGATGCCAGTTCGCGACTCATGCGGCTGGCACCTTCGTACCCGCCCGCCGCTTCTATCTTGGCAAGTGGCGTGTCCAGCTCAAACTCTAAACCTGTTCCGTCCAGAATACCGGCCATTAAAAATACACCGCTAGAGGGGCGTTCGGCGCGGTAGTGCCCGCGATTTCAGCCTTTAGTTGATCGATATACTGACGCAAATATGCGGCATTCGCCGACGTGAACTCGACGCGCTCGCCGTTTTGGTCAACAAAAACTTTCGCTGATTTTCCGATCATTAGATCGTGATATGCGCGCTCGGCCTCGACCAGTTTTTCCGCTGTCGTCAATGCTGCCATAAATTATCCCAAAAGTGAGCCGAGCTGAGACAGATCATAGGTATCTGTTCCAGTCTTGGCAAACGGCTTGGCCGTACCAACCTCGGGGTCAACCGTGTTGATTTGCACAAGCGCATTGTCTTTCCACTTCGCTGCCCAATTCGGGGGCAACTCCCAATTGATCTTTTCGATGCCCATGTGGACGCACGCGCCGAGCGCATACGTCGCCAAATCCCACGCTTCATTTCGACGGCGGTTTTTATTCTCCCAGCCCTTGACGCCTCTGACTTCGGCCAGCATTTCGAGGAAAACTTCGTCGGGAAACCAGCTGGGCATTAGAAAACTGCCGTTCGTTTCTTCGCCGCCCATCATGCCGTCGAGTTTATCTTTCAACAGATTTACGTTCAGCATCAACACGGGGATCTCGCCGCGCGCTCCGGCTTTCCGGTCTTTCCGGTTTCGGTTATCCGGGTAGGTAATTTCGGCGCGCGGTGCTGTCGGGCGTTTTTCCCCTTTACAGAGCAAAAACCGTGCATGGTCGCCGTCGCCCTGCTTGCGGAGCCAGCGCCAAAAGTCATACGCGTTATTCGTTACACCGTCTTTACCGCCCGAGTCGCACAGCATAAACCGGATTTTCATTTCGCCGTCGACGCCGTTTAACTGGTACTTGTTATCCAGCACTTTCTCTTTCAATAGCCGCCAGTCTTCGACGAACTCGTGCGGTTTAATCCACATCGGGTCGCCGTCAGTATCGCGCCGTTTTGACTTTTCTATGATGATCCGGTCGAGCGCGTACATATCAAAATTGTCATTCAGTCCGGGCGCTACGCCGAATACCTGCGCGACAAACTTGTTCCGCTGGACGTCGGCGGTGGCAATCAAGAATCGAACTCCCGGCGGCACTTCTTTCTCGGGGTATTCCACCGCGACCGCTTTCAGCTCCTCGAGCGTGCGGTCGTTTTGGTGCCCGCGCAATTTGTACGGCTCGCCTTGGTCAGTATTGGTCGTAGTTTTAAGGGCTTCCTGCTCGCCTGTCCTGAAATACTCATGCTCTGCGCGTAAGTAGTTACCAACTAGCGTAGACCACGGCGCGAATGATGCCGCGGGTCCTTTCAACCAAAACGACGCGATCGGCGACCGATACGCCGTGCCTTCAAGCTGGTCGTGCCGGTTCCGGCGCTGGCCATCCTTGATCCAGCCGAAATGCGCGGCCTCGATGTTCAAGTGGTATTTCTGGTCGGGTCGTATATCGTATTTGCAATGCGGGCACATCATGCAGGCGCTTTCTGCCGCCTCCACAATGTCGCCCGACTCCGGCCAGTGTAGAAGTGAGAACGATGGCTCGAACCACTCGCCGCAGCCCGGACACTTCCAGTAAAACCGGCGTCGATCGCCCCGATTGTATAGCGCGAGTATCCCTTTGCATGGCGGTGCCTCGTGTAACGATGTGGACTCCCAGCGGGGGTCTTCGATGATAAAGCCCGGTGACGATTCGGCCACCGTCATGCCTGCCGACTTGAACGCCGTGGTACGTTTTTTCGCCAAATCGTAGGGCGAACCTTCTTTGTCCACGTCCTGCGGCATCCGGTCGTAATCCGTCAGGAAAACCCGACCGACCGACTTACCGGACAAGTTAGCCACCGTCGGCCAGCTCAAACTAACGAGCATGCCGTTCCTGTATCGCTTGTCGAACACGTTGTCGCCCGCGTTGCCTGGCAGCATGGCTTCCCGTAGCGCGGGGGTATTCCGGTGTGCGCGGTTCAGCTTCGAGATAGAAAAATCACGCGCGGTATTCTGCGTCATGTGATACATAATCATGTCCATAGGGTCGCACGCGACACCGTAGGTCAGCCAGTTTTCAAACAGCGCCGTTTTAGCACTTTGCGCCGGTGCTACGATAATGCAGCCCTCGTAGCTTCGATCCGTGAACGTATCCATCGGCTCGACCATGTAGGGCACGTTATCATTCAGATATGGCCCAACATACGCGCCGGGCGTATTGAGATAAACGTACTTCTCGGCGGCTTCGGACACCCTGATACGCTCGGGCGGCCTGAATGCTTCCGCGGCCTCCTGCGCAATGGCTCCCAGCGAGCCGTACACCGTTTCAGTCGTCATAGCCATCCTTGCGAGACTGAGAAGCCGCAATGACAAGCTGCTCGGAGTCGTCTTTGTCGCCTGCACCATCCCAATACGCAAAATCATCCCGCAAGGCTTCCCCGAGCGAAACAATCAACTGGTCGGATAGCGTGCGCAGTATTTTTCGTTGATCGACGGACAATTGCGTCTGTGTTTCGATCGTGTCGGTGAACAAAACAATCTGCTGGCGGCACACTTTGAATGCCGATGACATCGCTTCGAGCACGCGATCGGTGTGCCACAAGTCGCCCGCTTTTTTCTCGAACTCCTGCCGGTTCAGCTGCGCCCGCCAAAATTCCGCGTTCAATGCCGGCGGCATATCGCCCTTTTTCATCAACTGTACCAGCGCCTTCGAGTCGAGCTGGACATCGATAAATAGCTTGGCGGCATCCATGACGGAATAGAGCAGCGAATTACTGTCTTTACCTGTCGGCGTGCATTTCATCAACTTTCGGCGAGCCGTGTCGTGGGGCACTCCGAATAAATCGGCCAGCACGGGTATTGGAAACCCCGCGGCTAAAAACTCCCGCATTTCATCGTGCTTCACGCTTTCACCACTTCATTGCTAGTATGTTTTGAAACTTGGCGGCATTTTTTGCCGTCGTCTTTTTAGCCATCTGAACCCGCTCGGTCGGCGTCAAATCTGTCCGGCAAGGCGTGCAACTGGTAGCCGACTTGACCTGCGTGTCGCACGGCCCCCAAATAACCTTGAACTCCTCGCCGGGTTTTACTAGCCCGCATACGCTGCACGGTCGCGGGTACGAAAAATCTTGCTCCGGCTCCGCGACGCCTAAACACTCGTCGCATGTCCGCGACTCTACCCCGTTTACAACAGGAAAAGCCGTCGTGTCTTTTTCATCCTTGCAGATATAACACCGTTTCATCCCAAAGCCCCCGCTTTGAATGCCTCTATCGCTGCCCGGATCGCGCCTGCACTCCTCAGTACAACCGCGATACCCCCCTGCGCCAAAACTGCTTTTCTAAACCGTACCTGATCGGCTTCCTCTCTGCCCGTTCCGGTCTTCGCCTCGAACGCGGTAAATACCGCAATCCGACGACCGACCATGTCGGGCGTAATCTCTATCGTTGACCAGCCTATCAAATCCGAACTGCCCGCGCATAGCCCCGCGTGCAATGGTCTCGGGTTTTCCAATACCATAACGCCCTGCTTGTTCGAGACAACCTGTCCGACCCAGCCCTGACCGGTATTCTGCTTGAACGCCCGACAAGCGTGTTTCGGCGCTTCCAGTTGGATATTTCGCACTAACTCAGTGTGCGCGTCATTGTGACTTACCATCGTTTTCGTGCTCGCATAACGGTTTCTGCCCATGCCATCGGGTTATTTACTCCAAATTCTTTCCCGACCCGTATCAAGTCAGGCACCGTTCGAGCACCTTTCCGAGCAGCAATAAAACGAGTATTGCGATCAGCCACGCGCTCCCGTTCGGCCAGTTCGGCGGCTTTGGCCGACAGTAGTTCCCCGGCGACGCGCTCAATGGTTCGTATGGTTTCAATCTGCCGAACAGGTGCCAGCTTGCCGCAATACGGGCACGCCGGAGCCGCTTCATACGGCGCAAAACAGGCCGGATTTTCACACAAATAAATCGCCGCATTCGATACCCTCCTACCGGATTTAACTCGCCCGTCCAACGTCCACTCCCTATCGTCCGCCGGAAACCCGTGTTTCACCAAAAACCGCCCCTCGACAAACCGACCAACATTGCCGACCAGATCCAGCACGTAGGCGCACTCCTGATCTAAAAACGGCCGCACTACGCGCCCCAGCATTTGCAAGTGCATCGCCAGGCTTTCCGTGGGGCGCAACATGATCGCGCATTGCGCCGGAGGCAAATCGGTGCCCTCGGAAATAAGATCGCAGCTCGTCAGTACGTCAATAAAGCCCGCTTCAAACGCCCATAACAAACGATCCTGCTCCGCTGCAGGCATGCCGCCGTGTATGAAATGCGATACATAACCCGCTGCACGGAAAGACGCGGCCACGTCCTCGGCATCTTGTCGGGATAGGCAAAACGCTATAGCGGGCACGCCGGGACAGTGCTTCGTGTACTGCTCGACGGCATTACCGACGAGAATTTTCTTGACCAGATCAATGCGGGCTTGCAACTGCGACCGCAAGTATTCGCCCTGTCGTATTTCCAGTCCGGCGTACTCGATCGGCGTCGGCGGGCAGTAAACCTCGGCGGGCAGCATGTACCCCCACGCGATCAGCTGACGCGGCGACGGGCCTAGAATAATCTCGTCAAACCCTTTCAGCGGCCGTCCGTTTGTCCGGATAGGCGTTGCCGATGCGCCCATTACCAGCGTGCCGTTCGGCAGACTTCCGAGGAACTCGCCCCACTTGTTACCCTCTTCGGAATGGTGCGCTTCGTCCAGCGCGATCAGTCCGGCCGGCGTAATCTCTTTACCGCGCAAATAATCGATACTGACAACATCCACGCGGTTTGAGGGTGTTCCGCCCGGTGCCAATACGCCGTGTTCGATACCGCACGCTGATAGCGTTCGGTCGAACTGTTTGACCAGGTTGCGCCGGTGCATCGTGATCCAGCTGCTCGTCCCGGCGCGCGCGAACCTATCCGCCACATACGCCGTGGTTCGGGATTTACCGCCGCCAGTCGGCAACACATACAACGGCCGGCGGCCTGCCTGTAACGAGCGAATAATGTCTCGGGCGTTGTGTTGCTGGAATGCCCGCAGGCTCGAGAACTGCACGTCAGTCTTTCTTGTAGTACGGATTGCAGTATCCCGCCGCCGCTAACGGCAAATCGGGGCACCAAGCGGGCGCAACTGACATCAACTCGGACAACCTGTCCAGCGTGTGCACCTTGTCCGAGATATCGTGCTCTGTAATGATT